CTCAAAGGTCGCCTTTGTATAATCGAGTTTAATGCCATCCGTGGCAGCAGAATAATCACCAGAGACCCAAAAGGTATGGTCAATCAGAGATGACTTTTCACGTAACCAATCAAGTTTATCAACGGATAAAGGCTCATGAGTAAGATCGAATTGAGGAAGCTTCTGAAGTTGCTTCCACATTGACTTCTGGAAGAACTTGGATAACCAATAAGGGAGAGATTCTCCTTTAGTTACCAAACGGACCTTTAACGGTTCACATACAGCAGCGACTTTAGTATTAAGTAAAGGAACTTCAATATGTGTTAAAAGATCATTTCCCGAAAGAGGGTCTTCAAGAAGCTGGGGTTCAAGACGTGAAGAAACGCTTGACCAGGCCTCCTCTATAAGATCATGAGTTAAAATATCTTCCCGATGTCGGTGGACAGGAAGATTCTCAAACACTCGAACAGGAACAAAACTTTTAAGAGTAGGATCCAAAAGCAAGGGACTCATCTTTCCAAGGATGAATTCACGTTGACCACCTTCTGAGCGAGAATACTCCCAGGAGGCAGATGTCGAGGCTTCATACAATTTGACAGAAGGTTTAAAACCTCGAGTTAAAGAGTATGAAATAGCTTTGAAGGATTTCATAAAATCCTCATTAATCTTAAAAGGCTTTTGTAAAGTAGCCCAGTGTTTTTCATAAGCAGATTGGATAAAGCTATCAGGAACAATTTCACAGCCCCTTTTAACCCCTTGAAGAATACCTTGAAATAGAGATGCATTAGTCTTAGAAAAACTAATGAGTCTCGACTTAAGATATCTTTTAAGAGCTCCAGAGAAAGGAAAAATTGAACCTGAAAAGCATTCAGGACGAGCAGGTAACGGGTTTTGAACAAATTTAGCCATAGGATAAGCGGTCATATATTTAAATATAGAGACCAGATCCGTTAAGTCATAAAGCAGAAAACGCTCTATGGCAGGACTAAGGAAGTCAGAGCCATTCAAAATTACCTGAACCTTCGAATCAAAATCATATAGAACTTCAAGATATGATCGAAGGAATTTTAAAATATGTGGAACGGACAAACTGCCTAGATCAATGCAGTTTATATTTTTCTGTGTGTAATCACTTATTATAGTACGTTTGCCAAACCAAGCTGGTATATACTTTTTAACGAAAGTCATATCACTTGTTTTAAGAAGGCAAGCCGTAATCTCTAGCGGGCCATCCCGCCACAGGGATTCTATAATCACATCGAGTGCTCTTAAACAAGCACGACTTGTCTGCATTACAGGACAAGAGTTTTCG